GCATTGATCTGGTTGAGTATGCGAAAATCGCTGCTCGGTTAGGTATGCCGATTGAGGAGTTTGTTGAGAGAGAGAGCTTCGCGAAGTGTGAATTCTTCTCGCATGAAATCATGCTTGATGAGTTAACAGGGTCGTGGAAGTTCCTCCCCGTGCGGTTTAGTAAGCACATCGAAAACCTGAAGAAGGTTAAGACTGAAGACTTGCCGCAAGCGTTGCGCAGTGCCATGGGGAATTGGCGCTGGGGACGTAAGGAGTTTGATTTCTTCGAGAACATGTACAAGTCGTTCCGGCTGAAGGAACCAGCTGTCTTTCCACTGTCAAATTTGGAGACGAGACAACGCTGGATTAACCGTCAGTTAGGTTATGAAGTCATGGAATGGTAGAAGGCTCGGTGGACCTGGGAGGTCCTTAAAAGCATCCGCTGGTTATTATCTTAGCCAGTTGAGGAGGAGGTCGGAGAAATAAGAAAGAAAACATGGGCTTCTTTGAAAGCTCGGAAAGTGAATTCGACAAGGGAGTTTTGGATGAAAACTATTTAGCAAACCAACAGAGAGAAAGAAACGCACTTGAGGCGAAGTATCGAAGAGAGGGGGCATCTCAGTATGAAATTGATGAGATTTGGGCTGCCCCCTACAAGAAACGTGCTTCTAGCTTCTATGATGAGTTCCTAAACAATGCAACCAGGCAATCGCTGCCAGATGTGGATTCGTCCATGTTTGGCAGCTTCGTCGGGCCTTATTGGTCCGACGGGAAGTTTCAGAATAGCGTGGCCTTCGGCGAAGCCGAGGTTCATAGCGTTCTGGACTACCTTGCCCGGTTCCACGATACCGTTTACGCAGAGTACGCGGATCGTGAACACAGAGAAGCATCAGACATATTCTTTAATGACATAGCGCAGACGTTGCAGTCGAATTTTGCGCATGTTGCAGGGAACACTGTGTTGTATGGGAACTACACTGCACGCCAGATGTCGAACGTCGTGAGTGAGATCAAGACCAGGTTGAAGTCAGGGGACTTCCTTGGTGCAGTTGGAACTCTCGCATCAGTAGGATTTGGAAACATAAAGCAAGCACACAAGCTCACAAATGAGACGTACTTGAGGAAAGAATGGGAACACTTAAAGGAATTGTATCATAAGGACCC